AAATGGAGAAACGAAAGTATAAAGGCTTATGGTAATGCCATAGTGCCACAAGTAGCATACGAAATATTTAAAGCAATAGAAGATTATGACAACCAGGCAACAGATCAGACAGCTAAAGGAGCAGAACGACAAACTCAGGATTAATGTTTGATGGAAAACTGGGAATTATATATAACTCCGTTACGCATTAATCCTGTTAATAATAGATTCAGGCCCGGTCATATTCCTTTCAATAAGGGTAAAAAGTGGACTGATTATTTGGATATGCGCAAAGCTCGCAGAGTGAAAAAAAACTTAGAGATAGGTCGTAAATTAGGCAATAAAAATTTACCTGGTGCTAACTGGAGGGCTGTTGTGGCTGTTAAAGACGGCAAACTGATAGCATATCGAAGCGCAACGGATGCAGCGGTCATACTAAAAGCTAAAGGAGTAAAAATTAACAGTCGGAATATTTGCACTGTTTGTCATTGTAAAAGAGTTGTAAATGGTAAGTACAGTTATATAAGAAAAAAAGCTGGTAGTTATCAATGGTTTTTTGCTGAAGATATTGAAAAATATAAAGATTTGATGCAACAGAATTAATGATTGAACTGTTACATATTGACTGTATGAAATATATGGCGAACTGTAAAGACAAGCAGTTTGATTTGGCTATTTGCGACCCACCATATGGGATAGGTAACACCACAACAAGTGCGGGGAATAAGCATCGAAAAACTTTACATAAAAGAGTGAAATGGAACGAAGAGATCCCATCAAAGGAATATTTTTCTGAGCTCTATCGAATATCAAAGAATCAAATTATTTGGGGGTGCAATTATTTTTATCCTTATATCACGGTCCCGGGTCGGATAGTTCATTATAAAAAACCATTTCAAGATCTCGAAAAAGGCAAAATCAAATTTTGTCCATGTGATTTAGCTTCACAATCTTTTGATAATAGAATTGAGTTTTTTGAATATAACTGGTATGGTAATACACAAAACGGCAAAACTAATTGGAATAATTCTGGTCCTGATACCAGAATCCATCCCACTCAAAAACCAATTGCCCTTTATAAATGGATATTAAAGAAATATGCCAAACCTACTAATAAGATTATAGACACCCATGGGGGATCTATGTCATCTGTTATTGCCTGTTATGATTTTGGGATAACAGAAATGGTTTGCTGTGAGATTGACAAGGATTATTTTGAGGACGGTAAAGAGAGATTTGAGATACACAAAATGCAAAAAACAATAAATTTCAATGAATGACCCCGTCATCATAGAACGCTCAGAGATTGATAGGATTGCCCGTAATGCAGTCAGGTTTGTTCTTCGGGAGATGAATAAGAAAACTATTAGTCCTTGGATCACCCAGCACCAAGCCTCAAAACTATTAGGTAGGACAAAGCTCGAAAGAGCGATGGCAGGAGGACTGGTGAAATTTCACAAACGCGATCCGGACAAGAGGCTCGGCCGGGTCATGGTATGCTATGATGACGTTGAAAAACTACTAAACAACCCACAGATATGACCACAAAAAAATCAGAAGTTTTAAAACTCATTAATACTAAAAATTATGAAAACAGAAATTATTGAAACGAAAAAAGATTTACAAAAATTATTCGGTGATAATGTTGAACCGAAGGTAAAAACAAGCAGTAAAACAATTTACTGTACTAAAGATTATGATATTTTTAAAATCTTAACTGGTAACCGACCACCAGATTTACCTCATATTGCTTATGTAAAATCTTTAATTCTTAAAAATGGTTGGTGGTCTTGGGAATTATTAACTGTCAGTAGTAAATATGTAGTTTATGATGGGCAACATAGAATTTGGGCGTTAAGAGAAATTAAACAAGAAACAGGACAGGTATATGAAATTAGCTTTCAAATAGATGATAGTATAACTATTAATGATATCAGGATAAAAAATAGTTCAGGTTCTAAATGGAAACCAAGTGATTATATTTATTCCAATGCAAAAAGAGGGAATAAGGATTATGAATTTATACAATCCATTATTCAAAATTTTCATTTCCCTGCTACATCAGTTATAGCACTTATTTCAGAATCATCACAAACTAAAATTACACTTGATATATTTAGAGATGGTAACATTGAAATAATTGATAAACAAATTGTTTATCAATATGCTTGTTGGATTGATTCTATAAGTTCTTATTTTAAATATTATAAATCAAAAAGGTTTATAAAAGCGATGATATTTTTCTTTGGGAAAATAGATTTTAATATGGTTGAATTTTTACACAAATTATCAATGTATCGTAATATGCTTTATCCTGTAACAACTTCTGATGAATATAAAAAACTCATTCAGGATATATATAATTATAAAAGAAGTAAAAAAATAACATTCATACAAGCATGAAAGAATTAGAAATTGATGAAAGATTTGAACGTGCCTGTCCGAAACTTACTTCAGAAGAATTTCAAAAACTTGAAGAATTAATTTTAAAGGATAGGGTAATCTATAATCCCATATTAATTTGGGATAATGTTATTATTGATGGGCATAGCCGTTACGATATTGCCAAAAGAAATAAAATCGAATTTGAAACTAAGGAAATATCATTTGAATCTGCTGAAGATGCTATTGCCTGGATTAAAGAAAATGCTATAAGCCAGAGAAATCTGAATGACTACCAACAGTCAAAACTTGTTCTTGAACTTGAGGGTTATTATAAAGCGAAGGCAAAGGATAAAGAACAGCAAAGAAAAACGACTAAGGTAATACTGCCAAAGTCAGAATTAGCCCCCATTAATGTCAGGGATGAACTTGCAAAGAAAGCCGGAGTTTCTGGACGTACTATTGATAAGGTAAAAAAGATTGAATCTGAGGCTACCGATGAAACGAAAGGGCAACTTGAAAAGGGTGAAATATCTATCAATAAGGCTTATAATGAAATAGTAGAACCATTTCACGAATTAACACCAGAAATTAATATTCTTGAAAATGCTGCCAGTAGCTTAGAAAGATGGATTACAAAACATAATTCAGAGATAGTAATGTTTGAATTTATTTCTACTGTTTATCAATTGATTGAGCGGATAAGAGATAAAAAAGCCACATACGGAAAATAATGGCCTATAGATACACTAACACAGACAAATGGAGCGACAGTTGGTTTTTGAGTTTAAAACCGCTCGAAAAAGTGCTTTTTGATTATCTCTGTGACAACTGTGATATTGCTGGATTTATAGAAATAAATACAAAAATATGGGCTGTACAAATTGGTACAAACACCAGAATCTTAGAAGGGGCTTTGAAGGGGCTTGAAAGGGGCTTAATATATTCAGAATCAAATGACTGTATTTACCTCCGGACATTTTTAAAGCATCAGAAAAACTTACCATTAAACCCGGAAAAAAATATGGCGCACCGGGGAATTATAAAACGTTTTGAACTCTATTCTTTTAAGTTTTCTATTGAAGATATTTATGAATTTATTAAAGGGGCTTGCAAGGGGCCTCAAAGCCCCTATGGTAATGGTATAGGTAATGGTAATGGTATTACTGAAGAGAAGAGAGAAGAATTGTTAAGGAAGAGAGAGGATGCTTTTAAATTGGATGTTTCTATATTCTCCGGCAAATATCCGGAAGAGATGATTCAGAAATTTTACAATTATTGGACAGAGAAAAACAAAAGCAAAACGAAAATGCGGTTCGAACTTGAAAAGGTATTTGAGATAAGTAAACGATTAGCAACATGGGCAAGCAGGGATAAGGATATTATAAATTCCGGGAAAAAAGTTTTAATAACGCTTACCTACGATGAGATACTTGCAGCGTCAAAAGATGATCCCGCTATATGGAATAAATACGATGCCGTAAAACGTGATGGAGAAAAGAAGGCAATTTTTGTGCCGAAAAAGTGAAACAATGGAATGTTACGAAATAATGTTTGATAAATTTTATAAGTGATGGTTGTAACAAATATATTCAAAACTCGCAATGACTGGAATGTTCGGTCAATGAACTGTAAGAAGCCATTATTAAAAGATAACTTCATAAAAGATGTTGCAACTATCATCACAAGAGAACTTGAAATCAGTCCTTTTGCTAGTTTAAAATATCGGGAACGCATACACGTACAATCTCGGCAGTTGCTCCTAACCATGCTTTATAACTATACGCCAAAGAGTCTTGAAAGTATAGGTAAAGTGTTATGCAAAGATCATGCTACTGTACTCCATGCTATCAAGTCAATAAACAACCAGTGTGAAACTAATAAGCGTTTCAAGGCTATGTATGATCGTATTGATGACAAGGTAAAACATTTGAAATAAACTTAAAATAAAATGACAGCTATCGAAATTTTAAAACAGGCAAAAGAAGCACTCATTAATAGGGATGCTGTGAAATGCTATGATTCCGGGAATGAAGAGTGTAGATGTACTCTTTGTGAGATTGATAAGTATATTAAGGAACAGGAAGCAAAAATTAATAAACTTTAATGATATGTTAAGAGAATCAAAAGGCAATATGTATAGTTGGCTAACGCACCAATGGAATACAATTAAAGGCGAGTGTCCTCATGGCTGTTCTTATTGTTATATGAAACGTTGGGGAAAACAAAAACCAATTCGTTTTGACGAAAAAGAATTACAGACTGATTTAGGTTCAGGAAATTTCATTTTTGTTGGGTCAAGTTGTGATATGTTTGCTTATGATATCCCGCAGGAATGGATTAATAAAACAATGAGTTATATCTGTAGATTCAAAAATACTTATTTGCTCCAAAGTAAAAACCCCACAAGATTTACTTCTTCAGGATGGTGGCCCGAATCTTTAAAAATTTGCACAACTATTGAAACAAACAGGTCGTATAATTCTATAATGGGGTCTATAATGGGAATTGCTCCATATCCGATAAGCAGGGCAGAGGCGATGGCAAGATATGGAACCAAAGAAAAATATGTAACTATTGAACCTATTATGGATTTTGATTTGGATGAAATGGTTGAACTTATAAGAACATGTAACCCAATTCAGGTCAATATCGGTGCTGACTCAGGAAATAACAACCTTCCCGAACCATCAAAAGAGAAGATTTTGTCTCTGATCGATGAACTGCAAAAATTCACTTTGATAGATCAAAAAAGAAATTTGGCAAGACTTTTAAAATAATGAAAAACCAATTAAAAACTTTATAAAATGAAAAAACTATTATTCTTTATTGTTTTACTGCTTATAATGAGCGGTTGTGCTTACCAGCGCTATCATGCGCAGAATTTCAAACCTGATCAAAAGGATGATAAAGTCAGGGATTGCAGAGTTTACGACAATGCAGACACGATGCGGGAACACTATAAAAAACGGAATAGATGACACTACTTAAATTCACACACAGTATTTGGCTTCCTATTGCTATTTTGCTTATTGCTGCTCTGCTGAGCTTTATTGTGATTTGGATCTGT